GTTTTGAAAATCAATTTTTATGGGAGCAAACACAACCACTCCCGGGTACAATATTGGCGCTTATGCCACAACTTGATACGCAGGATAGATAACATGTCACATTCTGATACGCAGGATAGATAAAAATGTCACATAGTGATGGTGCGCAAGATGGTGCGCAAGATGGTGGGTTTGATATTGGCGGCGGTGGCGCAGGGTTTGGTACTATATTTGATATGGTTGGCATAAACTTGGAATATTTACAGTTACCACGGTGGTACTTACAAAACTAGCAATTACTACCCAACCAAAAAAGAGCCCCCTGTTTTAATCTTATACTTCGGCCCACGTCAGTAGATTTAAAACCGTCGCCGCCGTTAATCCCTACGATACTTGACGCCGTTAACGTCACACCGTTACCCGTAGCCGCACTTGGGGTGAGTGTAGTTGTGGTGAAATTAGTTAATAAATAGGGGCCATCGGTGAAAGAAATAGATGTAATAGTCCAATCGATATCTGAAGTTCTGGTTATTTTTCTGGGTACTTGCAAAGGGTGCACAACATAAAGCACATCGGCACTTTGAGCGAACTTTAAATCAAAAATTTGTGCTGTAGTCCAAGGTGTGGCAATTTCTACAGCTGGGCCACCTGACGTAATTTGCGCGTGGTCTTTATAAAATCTCACATACAAATTTCCAAATTCAAGAATGTAGGCTTGTGTTGTGGAAAATTCAAAACTAACGAGTCGTGTTTTTTCTGAAGCGGTTTTGACGTCTTCCACAAAACTCGTACCGGGCCGGCGAGTGAGGCCACCTTGAATAAGTGGTAAATAGTTTTGACATAAATCAAGGCCCTGTTTATAGACGTCAGCATCCACTCGCCCTTTTGTAAGGGGTCCAAATTCGCCAGCGCTGAAACTTGTTTGTATTGGTGAAGACCTAGGCATATCACGGTCTCCTGATTAGTGACCGACCACTTAATCGAATTGTCACCCATTCGTCTTCGGGCGGCTCTAGGGCCACACGTTCAATGGCGTTGACTCTTTTAGCGTCGGCTATGGCTTCCTTGTAGCCAAAGTCTGTAGACTGCTTTTTAGAATTTGATTGTGTTAATTGCTCCGCCATCTCTTTAGCCATAACTGCAGACAGGGCCTCTCTAAATAATACGTCCATGGCGTTGGGATCTGTAACTATAAAAATATATCTTATTTCCAGTGGGTCACTGTCAAAAGTGACGATGCTGCCGTTTTCAATTTGCCAATCAAGACTGTTTAAATTGTCTTCAGGATCTTGCGGCAAGAGCCGTAAAAAATCAGCAGGTAGTGGGAAAGCATTAGTGCGAGTAAAAAGCGGGTCAGTAGTAGACTTAGCAAGTTTAGCTCTTTTTATTGCAAAATTCCATGTGTGCTTGCGAAGTTCAGAGTCTCTTAAAATAGCGTAGCAAAGATTTGCAGCCCGAGCGTTTACCGATTCGTCAGTTAGAGATACAATAGCTGAAGCGCCAAGTCTTTGAAGTGCGCGGTTAGAAATTTCAACCTCACTAGCCACGGCTTACCCCCTATCTAGGTATCTGATCTAAATTAACAAACACATCCGTTGCAGTGCCACCGTTTAAAAACATTCGGTAAGTACCTTCGGTGAGTGTTATAATCGTGACTCCGTTGGCTGTTAGATTACTTCCGACATCGATCCAAGTTGTACTGTCTGGACCTAATAATTGTAATTGTAAAGTGGATGGAAATGAAGCGGCTATAACAACAATCGCCGACTCCCCACCTTCATATTTTATGCCTGCCTCTTCTGTTAAGTCATCCTTGTCAGAGAGTAGGGCAACACCTTTGCGTACCATGTGCCCCCCTTAAGCTGGCGGAAAATCGCCCTTTAAAATATGATTCATAATCTCTTGTAATTTTCCCAAAACTTCTTCTTTTTCTAAATTGACCGCCAAATCAAAAGACACTTCCACATCTTTAGCTGGGGTTGTCGCTTGTTCGACGACGTCAAATTCAGTATCACCTCGGTCTAAGCCATAAAATCTATCGGCCATCGCAAAAACCTCCAAAAAGGTAGAACTCTAAAAGGGATAAGAGCCCCACCCGGGTTAAATTTAAACTACATACTGGGCTTTAAATGACACAGTACCCGCGGCGCCAGCGCCAGCTGTAAGGGTTAAAACTATGTCATATAAAATATTTGGGTCTTCAGTTTCACCTAAAGCTTCCCAAAGTTGCTTTTCAACGTTTTCGACGCCAAAAACTCCCGATAAGTGAGTAACATCTAGGTTTTTTAAAGCTGAAGTAAGAACCTGAGCAGTAGCGAAAAAATTCGCATCTACAACATCGCCCCCGTCTTCTGTGCTTTTATATATACCGATGTCAGCCGCCAATGTGGTAATCGCGTCACAAGATAATAACATCCGTGATACACGCGCATTGGATGGAACGTTAGCCATAATATATTTGGACCCAATAGAATCACCACTTACGGCTTCAAGTGTTCCAACCGCTTCGTGTATATCCGCTTTAGTTAAAAAGGGATTACTTAGCGCCTTGGGCAAAGAGTCTCTATTGGTTATTGCTGTTACTTTTGTCGTGACTACCGCCATCTCAAAAACCTCCAAAAGGATTAAAAAAATTAAGGGTAAAAGAAAGAGGCGTCAAACCTCTTTCCTTAAATTAAATACTATTCAGCGCACTTTATCTCAACAATTTTTTTCTCTTCGAGTCGTGTGGCACCTAACGTTAGGTAAACATACGCTTGAAAAGGAAGACCTTTTAAGTCTTTACGTTGAGAAATGTCGGTAGTGATATCGTTCCACAAACCTAAATGCATTCCTGATTTTGCAAAAACAGGTACTCGTCTAAATGAACTACCGTCAACGTCCAATCTTTCGGTATGTACAAAATTTATACCCAAAAATCTTTGTAAGCGGCCTTCCATTAGGACAGGTCTGTCATTAAAATCAAGGCTGATAATTTGAGCCTCAGCTAAGAGGTTGTCATGTTGCTTGGCAGTTACCACGCAAGTAAGTGGGTCAGCGTCAAGATCCACTTCATTGGCCATCATTAATCGCTTAGCTTCGCGAAGTTTTGCCACGGTCAAACCTACGTTTGAACTGGACGAAAAATTCACGGCAATTTGTTGGCCGGCTAAAAAAGTGGTGGAAACTGAAGCTGTTTCACCCGTTTGGGCAACACCAAAAAAAGCTTCAATAATAACATCGTCGATTTTACGTCCTGCAGCGTGAACCGCATTAACAACGTAAATTCCACGGGGATCAGTGAGTAATCTCAATTTGTCAAACGTATCTAATAATTGAGGTAAATCATGATCCTGCGGCAACACCCAGCGTCTATCTGTGGGAGCGTCAACACGGCCAATGGGTTCAAAACGCCCAGTAACTTGTTGCATTTCAATAGCTCCGAATTGATCAACGGGTGAGGCCTGCTTACCAATATGAGTACCAGTCATAACCATATTTCTAAGGCGTGACCCCTTTTGCTGTAGCAAAAGCTCGATATTGGTAGCGAACTGCTGCGCAAAATGCGTAGGAATGTTAATAGACATTTTATAAGCCCTCACAATGAATAATTAAACAGAAATTTTTTGAGGCTTATCTGTCACCGGACAGGGCCGAAAACCAACCTTTTAAGATCGGCCCCTTGTTAGCCAAGAGGTTATCGACAACGGTTATATTTAAATAATACGGCCCGCCCAATAGTTTTGTCAAATTTTTATGAGCCGTAAGCCATCTCATGGAGCTTTTTCATCTCATTAACAGCTTGTACTTCCCCTGCGTTGTGACGGGTAACGAAATCGGTATCATTTTTTAATGATTGAATTCGACTTTGGGCCTGTTCAGGTGTGAGCATTCCACTAAGCGGCACCCCGTCACCGGTGACAAACTTGTGCTCACCGAGCCTGGAGCCAATATTTTGCAGGAGTTTCATTGTGCCCGCATGACCAATAGCCTCTTCAATGGCGTCGATAGTGTCCCCGTCGATGCCAAACATTTGGGCCGCTTTATCTGCCATAGCCACATTTTGATGATAGGCTTGACCCCATTCCCTTTTTAAATCTTTATCGGCTTGATCTAATTTTTGGTTGTGGGCTTCGTTAGCCGTGTCAATGGTGTGGGTATTATAATTGGCAAGGCGCGACATAAAATCAATACCTTGGGCTCGAGACAAATTTAATTCGTGAAAACTCTTAGCTGCCCAATCGACAAAACTGCTGTCCTCACCCTCTTTGACTTTGAAGCCATAGCCCTCGGGGCTATCGGGTCGCCCCAATTTTTTATAAATATCTTTCCATTCCGGCGCTTCAGGACTTTCGGGCAGTTTTAGCAGCCGGTCTTCGGGTACACCCCGTAATCTTTCCAGATTTCTATAACTTTCAGTTATGGAACCTAAATCCTTAAAACCTTTTTGCATAACAAAATCTTTAAGATCCGGGTTTAAAG